ATGGAGCAGATCCCGCCGGAGGAGTTGCCGACACTGGACACGTTACACGTCTTTAAAGGTTTCGACTGTGACCAAACAGCGCCCACTACTTGGTCAGTAGTCGAACCTTATCCCGTTATCGTCTTCAAATTAGCCATCTGACGGAAGTCTGTACATAGTACAATGGAAGTCTGTACAAAGTACAAAAAAAGCGCCCCGGGAGAAATCCCAGGGCGTTATTACTTATAGGTTATATTATTCGTTTGCTTCCTATTCTTCTGCGGGAGGTTTCTGTTCCTTGTTGTAATTGAGGGAGCTGATGCCAATAATCGCACCGATGAAGACGGCGATCGCGCTCAGCGTCCCGACAATTTCCTCCGCCAGCGGAAGATCCCAGATCTTCGCCAGGGCGAAGTACAATGTACCGCACGCCGGCAGCAGGATTGTGCAGAGGAACTTCAGGACGTCGTAGACTTTGTTAGAAAGCTTCATTATGGTACCTCCTTTTATTGTGCCATGGCGTGGGCTGCCATCGGAGCCGAATCCGGCTGGATCGTCGGCAGCGCTCGCACCTGGTTATAAATGTCTGAGATCACATTGTTCTCTCCCAGTGCTTCATACTGGACATACATATTATCGATATTAGCCCTGTCATCCGCGCCGATCCATCCACGGGCCAGGTAGAAGTTGAAGGCTTGCAGCAGCCGGTCCCGGAGTAACGCCTGAACGCCCAGCATGGTCGCCTTATTCTGCGACTCAACCCGTGCGCTGACTTCTTCACTCTCACTGACCCGCTTTTCCAGTGGACGTTTCAGAAAGATGGCGATCAGGACACCGACAACGCCGGAGACGATCCCGGACACTCCGCACACTGACAGGATCTGATACAATTCCATATTAATCACTCCTCTACAATCTCAGCACCGGGATAGTTATTCACGATGGCCTCCGCCTGTGACCGGTCGAGGCCCCGGATGATCACGCTGTAGCACTTCTCTGACGGCTTTTCGTCCAGGGAAGAGATTGCCTTGTCCAGCGCGTCCCAGGTCATGGGCCCGACCACTCCGTCAACGATCAACTTGTGGTCGCTCTGGAAATCCTTGACGGCCTTCTCAGTGGCCCGGCCGAAGTCCCCGTCAATGCCGCAGCTGCCGATGTCATAGCCCAGCCTGGTGAGCATCGTCTGGCACTCGATCACGTCGGCGCCCTTGTTTCCGCGCCTGATGGTCGGCCGCCAGCCGGGAGTCGGTTCAGGTGTCGGCACAGGATCAGCTCCGTCGTAGGATACATTTTTCAGCTCTCCGTAGAACGTCCACTTTTTGTCCGTCAGGCTGCTCTTGATCACGCCGTTGACGGTTCCCTTTGCCTCGATCACTTCATTGTTCCCGATGTACAGGCCGACGTGCGGATGCTTGCCGGCGCTCTCGCCGGTGAACACCGCGGAGCCTGGGCGGATGGTCTGCTTCAGGGCGGTGGTCAGCTTGCCCTTGTTTGCCGTGCAGTAGCTGATGAAGATATTGGAGCTGATATGGGACATCGGCAGGTTGTACTGCTTGAAGGCCCAGACGAACATCCCACTGCAGTCCGTCACCATGTGCCCGATCCATTTGGATCCGTACTTCCGGCTCATGGCCCGATTCTCGTCTGTGGTCTTGTTCAGCTGATCCTGGCGGGCCTGCGTCCACATCACGCCGGCAGTCCCCCAGATATATCCCCAGTTGTCATTCAGTGCCTGCTGAAACTTAGCGATCAGATCTGTGGATTTTATCATTACGATCCCCTTTCTTTTTATTCCATGGCATTTTGTCCGGAAGGATGAACACGGCCTCAGCTGCCAGCACGATTAAACTGATGGCCACAATTAAAATCCACACAGTCACCTTTTGTCACCGTCCTCATCATCAAACACAGCCCAGGCACATATCGCGGCGATCGTCAGGACGATGCCGACTATCAGCCCGATAATGAACTGGGTCACAGGCATCACCTCCGAAAAAGGGGAAGCCGCCAGGATTGCCCTGACGGCCTCAGTTAGTCATGTCACACCTTTTAAAGGTCACTTTTACGCAGTATGATAAACCCAAGCAAAGAACAACAGGAGTAGAATAACCGCAATCCAACTCATGCAATTCACCTTACGATTCAAGCAATGTCAGATCAGCAACAACCGGAACATGATCACTGTAAAGCCGATCATACCAATCGTTATACGCTTCGATACTGTTGATAATGATATTGTTTGAAACGAATATATTGTCAAGTGCAGAATTGCTGTCTCTCATAGCTGTTATAAACCATCCTATAGCTCCACCATTCCCTGCAACAAAGTTCTTTGCGGATGCTTTCTCAAGCAACGTTGATTTGTCTGATGAAGTTAAGCTGTTAAAATCTCCGCAGATAACACAATGCGTATGTGTCGGAACGTGAACGGAAGAAGAACTGGCATACGAAATAAGATCAATATCTCCGTTTACCCACTTAAATAGCTCATCGTATTGAATTGCCCGTTGTGCAATGCTTTCCGCAGAAGTTGCACCCGTGTTATCGTAATTTGCTACGGGATGTGTACTTACTACAAGCAACGTAATGCTTTCTGAAATCGTATATACCCCATACCGAAGAAACCGCCCGTTTGAATATTCAAGCATATCATTTTCTCCGTATGTAAACTTGCTGTGAATAGACGGGTTTTGTCCTCCAATTTTGTACGGATACAGCGGATAATAAAAATAGCTGTCACTTGATGCACTTGAACCGTCAATCGTTAATGAATCTTCCTGTGTGCCAACAATGTCCGCATTTGCCTTATAAAATGCTTTCTTCAAATTACACAGTTTCTCATCCGAAATATACGTTGCCGTATCATTGTTGAAATGGCAGATATTATAGCTCATCACCCTGAGTTTCTGACCGACATTCGCCCCTTGTGAAGCGAAAACGCTCCTGATAAACGATTCAGAAATAGTATTCGGAACGATGCTATCTACCTTTGCAGAAAGTGTATCAAAGTCTTTTTTAGAACATACTTTTATCCAATCTGTCCAACCTTCACCAGTTTTTCTTCTTACATAAATGCTTCCTGCATAAGTAGACGAAAGCATTATCAGCTCTTGCACCATGTATCCACTTGGATCATTATAGACGAAAAGTGATAATGCTCCGCTTGTGTGCGGTCTAACCTCACTTGGAAGATGATCATAATCAGTTGTTGAAGCCAGATTATAATAACCTTTTTCTGTGGCATTATCCAGATCTGTAATCCCTGTATTATCTCTCCGCATAAATGAAACATCAAACCCGTCATTCATGTCCTTTATAGAGGATACTTTGATCCAGTCTGTCCATGTGTTTGAAGATGGCGAGCCTGTCCTTCGCCTTGCATAGATATTCCCTTCATAAGTGTTTGACAGTATCCACATCAACTGTATACAATATGCGCTATTAGAAACAAACGTTGGCATAACTTGAAGCATTTTTGATCCCGGTATTGCCGATCCGTTTTCTGTTGGGGAGTGTGTATAATATCCTGCTGTGCTGTCGAGATGATAATAACCCGGTTTAACAAAATCATTTAAATCATTAGTTGGGTTTTCTTCATAGATAAGTGCTTTATCAACTATATCCTTAATGATTATTCCTTTATATGAAACATAATCATTTGTAACTTTATTGTTAATAACCAAATATCCATCCGCAGGGGAAACAATTATTTTATTTGTTACAGATGCTCCTTCTCCTGCCTTGTCCAGCACCCCGTCATTTGTATCAAGCCAACCCCAACACCTTGCACCTCCTGCACCTTCTGCGTTAACAGTAAATACATCGCCCTGCTGACATGGAACCTTGCTATATTTGAAATTTGCAGATGATTTTACAACCGCCGTGTCACCTGTCATCTGAATATATTTGCTTGTCTCGCTGATAGCTATGATTTCTGTCCCTGTATTGTCGCTCAAGGCGCTCTTTAAGTCGGCAATATCCGGGCCCAGTTTGGTGTCTGTAACGTGTGCAGAGTTCCAGCTGCCGGCAGCATGAGCGGTCGTAAACCGGTAGAGCCCGCCGTTATAGGTCACATACTGCCCGGCAACATACGCCGTGCTGGTGGAGAACGCCGGAGCCAGGGAAGTCCACAGGCTTGAATAGTCCGCCGGAATGCTTGCCACAGCTGTGTCGATGGCAGCGATCAGCGTATTGATGTCGCTGATCAGCGTGCCGGGATCCACTGCAACGTCCGTGCTGGTCCGGTATACCACAGCCGTCAGCGCGGCCAGCGTGGTCACGACGCTGCTGCTCGTCAGCTTGATCGTGATCGTGATCAGGCCAGGCACTGCATACGCCGCCTGCGGAAGCACGATAGAAGCCTGGTTCCCGCTCAGTGTGCCGGATACGGCCACCGTGCCGCCGTCCTGGCGGATCACGTTTCCGCTTACAGTACCGGAAAGAGTCGCGGCCTCTCCGCCGTCCAATACTTTCACGCCGATCAGGTTCCCCTGGTTGTCCATGCTGAACAGGTTGCCCGTCAGCACCCGCACCGATACCGGCTTCTGAAGATCCTGCTCAAACCATGTCTCAATCCGTGCCATGTTCTTCCCCGTCCTTTTCTCTCGTTTTATGCCGCCTGAATGTATCCATGCAGTGCCAACAGCGTCAGGATCTCATTCCCTTCCGTCAGCTTGATGGTAATCGTTATCGGTCCTGCCACTGTGTAGGCCGTCGCCGGCAGGATGATGTATGCCGTATTTCCGCTGCGTGTCCCGCTGACGGTGACCGTCGTGCTGTCCGGCTTGATCACGTAGCCCGTCACCGTGCCGGCAAGCGTGACGTCTTCGCCGTCCTTTGTAATCCGGACGCCGACCAGGTTTCCCAGGCTGTCCTGGCGGAACATCACGCCCGTCATCGTTCGGAGCTTTACCGGTTCGCTCAGGTCCTGGTCAAACCACGTTTCCATCAGCGCCATTGTTTCCCTCCTGCTTTTGATCATCCCCGAACATCTGCTCCGTGAGACTGTTACATCTTTCTGTCAGTTCACTGATCACTTTTTCCATGCTGTCCGTCTCTGTTTTGATGTTCTTTTTAAGGTTTGTCAGTTTCTGGACCATTTCCATCGTGATGGAGCACACTCTGATATACTGCCCAGCCGCCATATTTTTCAGCAGGTTATTGATGTTTTCGATCAGTGTGTCACACAGTCCGATGTTGTCATACAGTCCTTTTCCATCGTTTACCGTCATATTTACGCTCCTTTAATATCCAAGATAGTTAATTGATCCATCTGTATGCCCAACGCTAATAACAACAGATTTTGACGCAGAATTGCCCTGATCATCCGTATATCTCAATGTTGAGTTTGATACACCGATTGTTTTGATAAATGTGGCAGATTTCCATGAAATCCCGTGCGTTGATCCGCCGGCTTTGATGTTGTCCGCGTCCAGCGTTGTACAGCTGCATGTCCCGCCGGATATTGTCCCGTCAGCGCTTGCTGTTACGTTTCCGCTTGAACTGACATTTCCGTATACTTCAATGCTGTCGCCGAATTCAGAAGTCCCTGTTACCGCGAACTGTGCCACCGCGACATATTCCGCAGCCAGCGCTGTCACCACGCCGTCAATGTCAATAACGTCTGCAATCAGTTTCAGCACAGTACCGCTTTGACCGTTGATCTTTGAAACGCAGATGCCGCCGGTCAGGCTTCCCTCATCGTATACGCCATACTCTGTGTGGTTCCGCTCAATGATCAGTGCTGTGCCGTCGTTCACGATCAGCTTCCTGCCGCTGGCGGATTCCACAACGGTATAGCTTCCGCATACGGCCCATACGCTGTCCCGGTTGATCCAGATGTCGCTGTTTTCAAACTCCGTGATCTTTTCTTCGTCCTCCGCCAGTTCGCAGTCGTGCTCCGTGTTCGCCTTCTTTGAACCTCCGCCGCCTCCGCCGGCCTTCTCGTTCAGCACGCCGGTGATCGTCTTCAGCTCGTTCGCCAGCGTACAGGTAACCGCGTCCGGCTGCGCGATGCAGTTTTTCCAGCTCAGCTCCGTCAGCCGCTCCGTCACGGTCTCGCTGTATTCCGGCAGCGGGATCCGGCACAGCCTGCCGATCACCAGCTTGTCCAGTGTCTCGCCGGTCGCCTCGCTCAGCTCGTACCCGGAGATCGTCACGCTCACCTTTGGCACGCTGTTCTTTTTCAGCTGTTTCTGTGCCCAGGCCTTCAGCAGCGCCGCGTTGTTGATGGAGCTGTCCGTGATCACATTCGCAATCACGCCGTAAGTGCCTGTGTTCTGGTCCAGGTAGGAGACATTGCTGTTCACACTGTCGATATGCAGGTTGTTCTTCCCTGTCGGGTACACCCGCGTATACATCCCGCTGCGGTCGTATGTGATCTGCAGCGTTTCCAGGTTCCGGTTCCGCCGCATTTCCATCGTGCTGCTCACCGGCCATGCTTTCAGTTTCAGTTTCCACGGCAGGCTTGTCTGGTCGAACTCCCACTGGCAGTCCTGGATCGCGTCCGTCAGGCTCTTCAGGTCGCTGTAGATGTCGCTGTTTGTGAACTTCCACCCCTGGGCGTCATTGAAGTCCACCGCGTCCTTCGTCCACAGCGTTTCCGTCTGCTGATTCAGCAGGTAGGTGATCGCCTGGGTCACGGTGCAGGTCGTCGCGCCGCTGCTGCCGCTCATGGTAGCAGCTGTCACTTCGCCAAACACAACCATGCTCTGCAGCAGTCCGAACGTGTGCTCCAGCGTCAGCGTGATATTCCCGGTCACATAATCCTTTTTCCGGTTTTTGACATACATCACGCACATCTCGCCGTTCGGCGCCCAGATCTGCACCCACGCGCCGATCGCGACGTCCGGGCTTTCGTCGTCCAGTTCCATGCTCGCCGTGCTCAGGCCGTCAATCCGCAGATTCAGCTGCATTTTTTCAGGCCGCAGGATCTGCACCGGCGTCATCGTATGCCCTGACAAAAGGACTGGCATCTTCATCTTATTCCCATCTCCCGTACGTCCATACGTTCCATGAAAGTGCTGCTTCGCTTGATACGCTTACGGTGTTTGCCCCACATTTCAGCATGATATCGTCTGCGCTGAATATGGTTCTCTTGTCCAGCACGCTGCGGTATACGTTGTTTGTGTTCTTGATCCGGAGGCGCTGTATGTCGTTTTCGTCGTAGTCACCGATCAGTTTTTCTCCGTTGGCAAGTCCCAGGCTTGCAAATGCCATCCCTGTTCCGTTTACAACCACTATGTTTACACTGTTCACGGTGCTGCCGCTGCTGTTCGTCGCCTCAAAGCACAGTTTCCCGCCGGCACTTTCCTTTACCGCCAGCGTTGCGCTGCCGCTCGTGCCGGCGCTGATGGTCTTGCTTTCCGGATCCATGCTCTGCCAGAACGGCACCGCGTACGCCCGGAATGTGATGCTGTACGTCTCCGCCCATTTGGTCAGCGTCTTCACCGCCGGCATCTGCGCGCAGATCACGCGCAGCTTCTGCCGGTCGCGGTAGTTCACTGTCAGGTCTCCTCCGGCAGCGGCCCATTCGCAGACCTTCTGGATGATCGTCGAGCGCCTGATCAGGTCCCGCTTCTCCGCGATGGCAAAGGAAACGATCACGTCCCTGTACCGTTTCTCCACGCTTGTCACATGCTGCCCGGGATTGCCGGCGCGGTTCCCCGCTGTAATGTTCCAGCTTGCCGCGCCCTCATCCACGCCTTGCAGGACAATCGCGCTGTCAATGCTCGTCAGTTCCGTACCGTTCAGCGCCACAGATATCCGCGTTCTCATCTTCTCACCTCATCAGCCGAATAATGCTCCCAGCCGTCCGCCCATGCCCTGGTCCATATAGTCCAGCAGCGTCTGGCCTTCCAGCTGCACAACAACATGCACCGGCTGGCGCTTCACTGCGTTCCCGACGGCGTTCCCGATCTTGTCCGGCAGGTTCTCGTCGCTCATACCGTTGTAGTTATCCTTTGTCAGGTTTCTCAGCGACGCCCGGATATCCGCGTACCAGTCCGCCGGGATATCCTCCATATCCCTCAGGTCTTTCCCTTCGGATTCCTCCAGGAACCTGTCCCAGAATGTCACGAACTGGTCAGACAGTACTTCCTGCATCCAGTCGAAAGCAGCGCTTTCTTCGTCCCAGGAGTCTATGCCGTTCTCCGCGTTACGCCTGGCGTCCCACCAGTCCTGGATCGCCGCGCTGATGTCTTCCTTGTCAAACTCTCCGCCTAGGTCTTCATCTGCAAAAGCGTTTGCGAATTTAATCAGCCATTCATCGTATGACGGATCATCCCACGGATGCTCCTCCGAAGCATACATTTCCTGTTTTTCCGCTTCAGTTGGAGGCGTATAGCTCAGATTGATGACCGGCGCATTGCTTTCCGGCGGTGTGTACTCACCCTGCACCAGTTCCCCGTTTTCATTAAGCGAGTAGTTATACGCTTTTGCTTCGCCTGTCAGGTTCCCGTTCGCATCTATCAGCGTATTGTCTCCAAGCGCATCACTTGTGCTTCCGGGATTAAGCAGCGTATAGCCAAAGGCAAGTATCGGCACAGCTTTCAGCAGAGCCGCGCCGATGCCGGCACCGAACAGTCCAGCCGTCGATGTAATCTCCGCACCTGCACTAGCCCCAAAAGCTTTTCCAAGCCTTGATATCGCAACGAGTTCCAGACCTGTCTGGAAAATATCTGTCGCCCAGTCCCCTATGCCCTTGCCGGTTGTAGCCTCCAGGATCTTATTCTGAAGCACCCACGGGATCACCGTTTCCAGGAAGCTCGTGATCTCGTCCCCGTGTGTCGCCAGCCAGTCCAGGATTCCGCTCAGGCCCTCGATTACCTGCCCGATGAACCGTACAAGCGGATTGTCGCTCTTCTTCAGATCACCGCCCAACTCCTTGAGGAACCCGCTGAGGTTATCCATCGCCGTTTCGATATCCGTGATGATCTTCGTGATATCATCACTCAGCTGCAGCACAAGCTGAGCCCGTGTTTCCCCTGTGCTGTTCAGGAT